CAAGATTTTATTTGACATCGGAGCAATCACTACCGATGAAATTAGACAAATGGAGGATATGATCTCATGAAGCTAACAACACCGATGGAAATCACGGCAGCTGATTCGGACTCAAGAACAATCACCGGTCGCATAGTTGCATTTAATGAGCAAGCAAATGCCAGCACAGGCAAAGTGACTTTTGCTCGTGGATCAATTGTGCCTCAAGATGTTTTTTTAAACCTTGAGCATGACAACACACGCAGAATTGGCAAAAGCATTGCCATGAGTGTTAATGACAAAGAAATGACAGCAACTTTCAAGATTGCTAACACAACAGCCGGCACCGATGCGCTCACAGAGGCAATGGAAGGCTTACGCGATGGATTCAGCATTGAATTGGCCGTTGATAATTATGAAATGCAAAAAGATGGCACTATGAAAGTTTTAAATGGCCAGCTCAAAGGCGTGGCACTAGTTACCGAACCAGCCGTGCGATCTGCACGCGTTTCAGAGGTAGCAGCATCAGAAGATTCTGAAACTGAAACAGTTACAGATAACACAAACCCAAATGAAGGAGACAAAGTGGATAACACTACCGAAAATACCGCTCCTGCCGTTGAACCGGTAGCAGCTCCAGCAGTCGAACCCGTACAGGCATCACGACCTGCATATTTCACATCACCACGCTCACCAATTATTAACAAGGTGACATATCTTGAGCATTACCTAAAGGCAAGCATTTTGCATGATGAAGATTCTCGTCAATATGTAAAGGCTGCCGATAACACCACATCAACAGCACCTGGCATGATTCCAACACCACAAAGCACACAGGTTATCAATGCACTTGCAAACGCTGATCGCGGTTGCATCGATGGCATCAGCCGTGAAACTTTGGTTGCAGAAGGCATGACATTTGAGTTGCCTCGTGTAACTGCTGTGCCAAGCGTTGATCAAATTGATGAAAATCAAGCAATTACAGAATCATCACTATCAGCAACATTTCTTTCAGTATCAGTTAAGCCATTCAAAGGTCGCGCTATCTCAACGGTTGAGCTCATTGACCGCAGCCGGCCCGAGTACCTCACAGCTCTCTTACAAAATCTTGAATTTGCGTATGCAAAAGAAACAGATGAGTTCGCACTTGCAGCGATGCAGGCGGCAGTTACTACCGTGACAACACAGGCAGCAAATTCAGCAACCGGATTCCTTGGATACACATCTAAGGCAGCCGCAGCTGTTTATGGCGCATCACTAGGTTTTGCTCGTTCATTAATCGTTTCACCAACACAATGGGGAAACATCATGGGTTACAACGACAATGGCGCACCTCTTTACAATGCAGCACAACCATCAAACGCAGCTGGAAATGTTCGCGGAGATTCATTGCGCGGTGTAGTTTCACCGGGTCTGAACCTTTATGTTTCACGCTCATTTGGTAACGCTGGTACAACAACAGCTGATGGCGATTCTTCAATGGTCGTTGTCAATCCAGATTCTTACACATGGTACGAATCACCACGCTTTACGCTACGCACGAACATCAACAGCGATGGAACCATTGACATTCTGTATTACGGATATGGCGCACTAGCTCCAAAGGTGCCAAATGGTGCCCAATTTAATAACCTCCCATAAATAACTCAAAATCGGTAGCGGTCGCTCCCGAACGCTACTGACACGAAAGGAACTGAGATGCCAGCAATAGTCACAGCCGCACAGCTGAGGTCAATTCTTGGTGTCTCAGTTTCTTTGTATAGTGATGCTCAATTAGATTCTTTTATAGACTCCGCTGAGCAAACAATTTTGCCTTTACTTACGCAATACCAATCATCGGTGACTTTTGCCAATGTAAGTGATTCCGTCATTTATTTCACAACTATCCGGCCGAATTATTTTGTGCCGGGGCAATCTGTCATTGTTACCGGGGCCGGAACCTACAATGGCACTTACACAGTCACCGATGATCGTATTGAGCCATTTACATTTACAGCGGCCACAGCTGCCGCAGATCGCACATATCCATTGCCATTCATTCCGAGCGCATTGGCCACATTGAGCGGATCATCAGCTGCACAACTTTACGCAAGCACACCGCCAATTGAAAACGCAATTTTGGTTGTATCGGTTGAAATTTTCCAGAGCATTACAGCTCCCGGCAATCAAATCATGGCAGACAATTTTCAGCCATCACCATTTGTGCTTGGTCGCAGCTTAACAAATAGAGTCGTTGGCCTCTTAGGCCCATTCTTGGATGTTGAGGCAATGTGCCAATGACCATTGAATCAGCCATCCGGACACCATTACAAACTGCACTTTCAACCATTGCAGCCAATGTGTATAACGGCATTCCAGAGGCAATGACTAGCCCAAGCATCTGTTTAATCCCGGATGCACCTTATCTGGAAAGCGTTTTAATCAATGGAGCAACCACAAAAGTCAAAATTAATCTGACTGTAACTGGTGTTGTCGCTTATATGAACAATGCAGCAGCTTTGGACAACCTTGAACAACTTATGATTGACATCATCAGCACAATGCCATCAGGTTATGAAGTAGGCAATGTCAATCAACCACAAGCATTGGAAGTCGGTGCGGGCAAATACCTCACAGCCGATTTACAAGTCAGCACCTATTACACCAACTAAGGAGAAATCATGCCAACAACAATCGTCACCGGCAGAGACATCACTTTCACCATTGCTGGTGATACTTATGATGCTCAGGCCACATCTGCAATTTTAACTATTGATTCAACAATCAATACATATCAAACTTTGGACGGCAAAGCGTATTTTACGACTGATTCGCAAGGATCGTTTGCTGTTGAAATGCTTGCCGACTGGCCAGCAGGTGGATCATTGTGCAACGCACTTTGGACAGCGGCAGACACAGCACCAAACACACCATTGGCGGTTGTTTTTACAGCTGCATCAGGATCGGTGTTCAATTTTGATGTGCAGCCAATTTTCCCATCAGCTGGAGGCACAGCACCAGATGCACAAACTGTCTCACTAGCATTTACCTGTGTGACCACACCAACACTATAAAAAGGAGCTCGGGAGCATGAAACTACCAATCACAATCGAATACACGGATGGCAATGCTGAGACATACATTGCACATCCAGCAGAATGGGCAAAATGGGAAAACAAGACTGGCAACACGATTGGACAAGCTCAAGACAAAATGGGCGTGTCTGATCTGTTGTTTCTTGCATACCACGCAATGAAAAGAGAAATGGCCGGCAAGCCAGCCAAGCCATTTGAGATTTGGTGCGAGACTGTTGCTGACATCATTGTCGGTGATGCAAACCCAAAAGCTATAAGTCCGGAAGCATAAATAGAATTCTTTGGGAGGTAGCCATAGCAAGTGGCCAACCTGTCAGCGAATTTAAAACAGCTGAGGATTTACTAACGGCAATTGAGATTATGGAGAAGCGAAATGGCTGAAGATGCAGTTGCTTTTGACAAAGCTGAACTACGATCAATCATTTATGCTTTTAAAGGCATGGATGATGAAGCTGTCACAAAAGCCAAAAGTGTGTCCAATGGCCTTGCTACCTATCTTCAAGGCAAAATCATTTCCAAATCTCAAGGCCGAGACACAGCTTCACGCCGCATTGCTGAAGGCTCACGGGTAAGCAAATCATCAAAAGTTGGCGAAATGTCATTTGGTTTTGCCTCACAAAAATTTTCAGGCGGCGGCACAACTCAGCAGCTTTGGGGCGGCTATGAATTTGGATCAAACAAATACAGGCAATTCCCAATCTGGTCTGGTCGTGAAGGCCGTGGGTCAAAAGGCTGGTTTATTTATCCAACGCTCAAGGCAGAACAGCCACAGATTGTTAGCCAATGGGCAGAGGCGTTTTCACAGATTGTGAAGGTGTGGTAAATGGCCGCTCAAGGATCAAGAACGCTCAAACTTTCTTTATTGGCCGATGTTGCTGAATTTACAAAAGGCATTAAAACGGCCAGTAAAGACACAGAATCAATTGGCGACCAATTCACGGCATTTGGCAAAAAAGCGGCTTTGGCGTTTGCAGCTGCCGGAGCTGCAATTAGTGCATTTGCGGTCGAATCAATAAAAAACGCGGCAGCTGATGAAAAGGCTCAACGGCTCTTAGCTTTGACAATTGAAAACACAACTACCGCAACAGCAGAACAAATCAAAGGTGTTGAGAAATACATTTCAACAACATCCATTGCAATTGGTGTCACAGATGATGAATTGCGACCAGCATTTGCCCGATTGACTAGATCAACAAAAGATGTCAAAGATGCTCAAAAATTATTAAATCTAGCTTTGGATATTTCATCAGCTACTGGCAAACCATTGGAAGCTGTTGCCAATGCGCTTGGAAAAGCTTATGACGGTAATCTTGCTTCATTGGGTCGTTTAGGATTAGGCATAGATCAATCAATTCTTAAATCTAAAGATTTTGATTTAGTCTTTAACACACTTACAAAGACTTTTGGCGGTTTTGCCGATAATGAAGCGCAAAGTGCCGAAAAGGCTTTTGCTCGCATAAAAATTGCAACGGATGAAGTCCAAGAACAAATTGGCGCGGCTTTATTGCCGGTCATTCAGGAATTGACAGCTTTTATTCTCAGCGATGTCGTGCCTGTCATACAAAGTTTTGTGGATGGTTTAACTGGTGAAGATAGCCTTAAAGATGGATTGACTGACTCACAAGAAACAGCAATTGAATGGGGCAAAAAGGTTCGAGGTGTTATTGCAACAGTCATTACTTTAAAAGATGAATTAATTGCGGTTGCAGCTGTTATCGGCACAGTATTTGTTGTTTCTAAAATTAGTGCAGCTGTTGTGGCTACCATTGCTATTATCAATACTTTAATTAAGGCATATAATTTGCTCAAAGCATCAGCCATTGTTGCTGGTGTTGCAACCGCATTTGCTTTGAATCCATTGCTTGGTGTTGGCGCGGTGGCACTAGCTGCTGGAGTTTTGGCTGGAGCAAATGCTTTGGCAAGATCAGGTGATACCGCCGAGGCAGAAACTTTTGCTGTTGGTGGAGCACCTGGAGCAATTAAAGGTGGCATAACTTCTGGCGGCGGTGGCGGCGGTGGCGGCGGTGGCGGCGGCGGCGGCGGCGGTGTGATACCTAAAATTAAAATTCCAGTAATACCTGAAATAAAAGGTGACAAAGGTGGCACGGAAGGCGTAGCTGGAGCTGGCACAACAGATTCACAAAACACAGCGCGATTAATTGCAGCTGCTGCTGCTGCTAGTGCAAGCATGAGTGACATAAACGCCCGAACGATGGCCATTCGAGCTAGAGAACGCGGAGATGTCGCATCAAATGTGGTAATTAATGTCAATGCGCCATCAATTATTGATGAGGAGGCATTTAGCCGTGCGACCACAAACGCTCTAAACAACTCAAGTTTTAGAGGCACAAACGGAGCTTCAAATCTGGTGTTTTTATGACACTTTTCAATCCTGTTTGGCGTGTCACTATTGGCGGCATTCAATATCAAACAGCCATTTTGGCCAATCTAACGATTACCAGCGGTCGCACTAACATTTATGAACAAGCAAATGCCGGATACACGAACCTTGAAATAATCAATCTAGATCAATCAAATGTGCTCATTGAAATTAATGATTCATTGACTATTGAATTGCAAGATTCAACAGCTACATTTGTGCCAATTTTTGGCGGGTCTGTCGTTGATGTAGGCATTGCCGTGGCTGAGGTTGGCTCTGTGGATTATGCACAGCGGATAAAAATTGTTGCATTGGGTGCATTGGCTAGATTGCCAAAAGCTCTTACTGAAGGCGTTCTAAGCGATGATTTTGATGGGAATCAGATTTACACCATTTTGAAAGAAGTTTTGTTTTTGTCATGGCAAGAAGTTCCGCAAGCCTTGACATGGGCCACTTATGACCCAACGACTCAATGGCAAGATGCTGAAAACAGCGGATTGGGTGAAATTGACCGACCGGGCAATTATGAGCTTGAAAATCGCGGTGCCGACACAATTGATGTTTATTCATTGGTATCGGCCTTGGCCACATCGGGGCTCGGTTACATTTATGAGAATGCTCAAGGCCAAATTAGTTACGCGGATTCGACACACCGCACAACATATCTAGCGGCCAATGGCTATGTTGATTTGACTGCCAATCATGCTTTGGCATCAGGTTTGAGCATTCAATCGCGTGCTGGAGATGTCCGAAATAACATAACGCTGAGATACGGAAACAATTCCGCTTTGGAAGTCAGCGCGGTTGATCCTGCATCGGTTGGCTTGTATGGCCAGCTTTCGCAGATTTTTACCACAACAATCAAACACGCAGCCGATGCTCAAGATCAGGCCGATTTTTATTTGGAGTTAAGAGCGTATCCAAGATTTAATTTCAACAACATCACATTTGAGCTCACGAATCCAGAGCTTGACGATGCCGATCGCGATGATCTAATTAATGTGTTTATGGGTATGCCTGTCAATATAGCCAATTTGCCACTTAACATGAATTCCGGCGATTTCTTGGGTTTCGTTGAAGGCTGGACATTTTCGGCCCGATATAATCAGGTTAGCGTTTCAATGATTGTGTCACCGATTTCATTCTCATTGCAAGCCATGCGATGGAATGATGTGCCGGTGACAGAGCAATGGAACACAATCAATCCAACCTTGGATTGGCTAAATGCCACAATTGTGGCGTAAGGAGAAAAACAAGTGAGCAATCCTACGAGTTCGTTTGGCTGGCAAATGCCCACGGCCACAGATTTGGTTACAGATTTGCCGGCCGATTTTGAGGTTTTTGGCCAAGCCGTAGATTCATCTATGGCTGATTTATTAGGTGGAACAGCTGGCCAGATTCTTGCAAAAAATACAAATGCCAACATGGATTTTGTGTGGATCACAAATGATGTTGGTGACATCACAGAGGTCACAGCTGGCACAGGCATTTCAGGCGGTGGCACATCAGGTGCGGTAACGATTACAAACTCAATGGCCACAGAAATTACGGCAAAAGCCGATTTAATTGTCGGTACTGGCAATGCAGCTTTTGACAATTTACCGGTTGGAGCAAATGGAACAGTTCTGACAGCTGATTCCACAGTCAGCCCAACAGGCTTGAAATGGGCTACACCTTCTAGTTACACACTTTTAACATCAGGTAATTTACCAACTGGCGCCAATACAGTAACCATTTCAAGTTTAAGCCAGGCTTATCAGGATTTAGTTATTGAAATCTACGGAGTGACTTTCGGAACTGCTGCTGGTTATGGTGTTTTTACAGGCGGTGTTGCGTGGGGCAGAAACTCAGGAACAATTTTATCCGCAGACACTAGCACGGGTGATGCTTGCTCACAAGAATATCCACGATTTGTTGATAAAACTTGGACAACACAAAGTAATAATACAATGACAATTAGAGTTTTTAATTATACTGCTACTTATCGCAGAGCATATGCTTTTACGGGATTAGTAACTGACAGTTCTAGTGTTGCTTGGGGAACAAATTGTGGTGGTGCTATAAATAATGCTACTGCTCTAAGTGCAATCACTATACAGTCAATTTTTGGATCAAGTCCAAACTTTACCGCTGGTGCATACAAAATATGGGGAGTCAAATAATGAGTTTTCAAATTGTTGAAATAAATGCTGAAACAGGTGAATCTGTTAAAAGAGACGCAACTCCAAAAGAGGTGCAAGATAGACTCAAAATAGAAGAAGAATTAACACAGGAAGCCACACTAAAAGCGGAGAAAGAGGTTAAACGCAAAGCGGCTGAAGCAAAACTGGCGGCACTTGGTTTAACTTCAGATGATTTGAAGGCTCTTGGATTGTGACATTTCCACAAGGCACATTGCCTCGTTTGATTCAGATTGCTCTGGCCGAGGTTGGCACAGCTGAGACTGGAAACAACGAGACAAAATATGGCAAACACATGAAAGCCGACAAGCTGCCATGGTGTGGGTCATTTCTCAATTGGTGCGCCGATCAAGCTGGTGTGAAAGTGCCAAATGTAGTCAGCACCAAGGCTGGAGCCGAAGCATTCAAGAAAAACAAGCAATGGCACGAAACACCAAAGATTGGTGATTTTGTGTTTTTTGATTTCATTATTGATAACAAGGTGACAATCAATCACATCGGTTTAGTAATACGGGCATCAGAAAAACAGATTGTGACTATTGAAGGCAACACATCAGGCGGTGGGGATCAGCGCAATGGTGGCGAAGTCATGGTCAAATCAAGAACTTTGGGAGCAAGGTCATTTGTTGTCGGGTACGGCCGACCAACTTATGGCCCGTTTTCGGGTGATTTGCCCGACCGACCAAAAGGAGAAAAATAATGGATAAATCAAAAGCTCTGTTGGCATCTTGGGCGCGTAGCTCTGTTGCTGGCATGTTAGCTGTGTGGATGACTGGTAATCAGAATCCAAAGGATTTGGCAATGGGATTGGTTGCTGGATTAGTGCCAATGCTTGCGCGTTGGGCAAATCCTAAAGATAATCTTGGCCTAAAGAAATGAGCATAGGCGAATGGACGGCGGTCGGTGGGCTTGTTCTTGCGGTGCTGACTGCCATCTATTCGTCAATGAGATTCATGGTGAAATCGATCATGCGCGAGCTTTCACCGAATGGTGGCAATTCTCTCAAGGA